CGTGGCCGCGTCGGATCAAAATACCCATGCTTGACGTTGGCCAAACACAGCTCGCGCGGATAGTCACGCATCAACGTGCCCTGCTGGCTGTAACACTCGCAGCGTTTCTTGCGCCGCAAGCAACTGGGGCGGGGGAAATCTTGAGGACGGCGCAGTTCATCATAGGCGGGTGCCGTCTCCGGCATCCCCTCTATGCGGGGCGCATAGGCCACAGTCGGATCAAAGCGATCAGCATCCGCCATCGCCGACGTCGACGCGGCGAAACCGGCCACCGGCGCTGCGGTCGGTGATGCAGGTGATGCCGATGCCGTCGGCGAAGTCTTGGCCGCCGCAAGCGCCGATTGCGTCTGATAATAGTCGTAGAGATACCAAAGCCCCCCCGGCAACAGCAAAAACGGCAGCAACATCACCATCAGCAGCTTGACCGGAATGCGGCGGTTTTTGCTGTGCTGTGATGCCGAGACGTAGGCCTTAAACCAGCGCTTATCCAGCTTGCACCTGCTCTTGATCGCCGCTTCGGCGATGGCGCGGGTGTTGCGGATGTCGTTGATGCAGTGCTCATTGTCGTAGCGCCACACCGTTTGGCCGTGCCACAGCCGCTTGAAATGGATATGCGGTTGCACCCAATCCTTAAGCGCCGAGTTGATACGGGCCGGGCCTTGCGTAATCAAGTAAATATCAAAGCCCCGATGCCGCGATTCCGAGAAGTCAACGATGTAGTCCGGTAATTTGGCGCCAACGCCCACAGGGGGGTAATACTTGTGACACTCGTCGATCACGATAATGGCACCGTCCGGCGCATTTTGCCAACTGTGCGGCGTCACCGCGCCCGGCTCGCCAGCATGCTCAATGCCCTGCATCTCCACCCAGTTGCTGTAATCAATACCAACGCCATTGTCCCGGATCAGCTCGATGCCATAGTACCAGACTACCCGATCCTCATCCTTGGCGCGGTCATAGACCATTTTGAGAGTGTTGAGCGTCTTGCCAGAGCCAATGATGCCGGTACACAGATAGATCGCCATCAGCGGCCACCAAATTTGACCTGCGAGAGATTGCCAGCGGCATCCAGCCCCATCATCAGCAAGCGCAACAAACACGCCGAAAGGACGATACTGATGCAGACGTCAATCTTGAGCACACCAAGCCAAGTCATGACCGGGATCGCATCCGGCGATCCGACGCCAAACTGTGACTGGATTTCATGCGCGAGCCAGTCGTAAAGCGGTTTGATGCCCTGATAGACAACAAAACCAAAACCGATCAAAGTCAGAATCTTGCTCACCAGATTGCTGAGCAGTGAGCCAAGCAGCGCACCCAGCGCCGAGATAAGCCAAGGCATAATACCCCCTATTTGAGGATGTACCGGGCAGACACCAATAGCGTCAACGCCACGGCAACGTTACCGACAAACTGCGCCAAGCGGCACAGCACCGATAAATCAATCACAAAGCTGCCAAAAAGCCGCGTCTCCACGCTGTATTCCAGCACCGGACAACTGCGGCCAAACCCGTATCCGGAGGTGTTGAGTGTCTTGGGCAGGTTGATCCGCTCCTCGCCCACCCCGGCACCAATGCCATCAAAACCGCTGCCGTCGATGTAACTTTGTGCCTCGCCCTCCTTGCTCTTGCCGTAAGTCTCGTTGGCACGCTCACGATCATTCTGCGCGGCCAAGGCGCAGGCTTGCTCAAACTGTTTGCGGACAATGTAACACTGCGCCTCGTCACCCCGGCATTCCGGCGGGATGTTCTTGGCACAATCACCTTTCCCTTTTATCTGGCCAGAATTTTTTTCAGCAAAACAGGCACTGCGCCATTGTTCCTTGGCGATATAACACTGAACCGGATCGCCTTTACATTTAGGAGGTTCTTCCTTAGTACAATTTCCACCAGAAATACTGCCCTTAACGTCATCTTTCCCCCCACTGGCCCCCTCTTCTTCGTCCTTGCCTTTACCGCCATTGTTTTTTCCACCATCATCAGCATCCTTGCCTTTTCCCTTGTCAGAATCATCATCACCACCATCACCATGACCGCCATAATTGCCACCGCCACGACCACCACGACCGCCACGGCCTCCTGATCCGCCACTTCCTTCTTTTACACAAGATCCATCCGGTTTTTGGCCAAACTTGCAACCCTCTTCACTGTCATCAGACTTTCCGCCGCCATTCTGCCCTGCGCCATCACTGCCACCCTGGCCACCATTATTGCCGCCACCGTCCGAGGTGTCATCACGCGGTTTGCGCTCTTCTTTAGGAACAACCCGGGGCGGGAAATTGGCGCAAGAAGCAATATCATCATTCTTGTAAGAGCCTTTGTTTTCCGGGCAACGATGATAAACATCTACTGGAGGATCCGGCGGAAACTCAGGCTTTTCTTTCTTATCATCATTATTATCACTATCATCAGTACTGTCATTATTACCATTATCAGATGGAGGCGATTCATGCCCTTCTCCACTATCCCCATCCGGTAATTCAACATCATCATCACTGACAACCGAATCCCCCGAAATATCAAAGTAATCCGTTCCATCCCCAACACAAACAGCACCTGTTCTAAAACGATGCGTAACAATCAGATAATCATCTGTACCAGGTAAGGGATTCGCCGAAGAACGTATATAATCATCCTCAATAAGGCAGTTATTACTACATCTGGTCAATGACTTCCCTGATTTCATTTTATCAACAATATCCTTATTACCATAAATCACAAAATAGTATTTAAAACGTTCCTTCGCTTCTGCATCATATTTAGGATTTTTTTCTGCACCAAAAGGATCTTGCGAGTTATATAACATTTTATTATCGCATGTTTTTTCGCGACCAAAAACGTAAGCTCCCGTCCATTTGTAAAAGGATCCGTCTTCGTTATACCAGGCCATTTCATAACTAAATTTCCCGCGCTCTTCTAGTTTCCAGCCTTTACGATCCAGATAACCACAAGCTTTAGCAGCAGATTGCGGGGTTGAATGACCTTTGATATTACAGCCGGAACTAGAGCCATACCACAAGACTTCCGTTTCAGCAAATGCTGATACTGATATAAAAATAAAGAAGATAGCAAAAATGTTCTTTTTGGCAATTAACCGCAATAAACGGAAATAGTTAATCATGGAACATTATCCAAAAAGCGCCCAGAATCCCAATTATCACAATAATGTGTATATCAATCGTCATAATAAAAATGCGCCCTGTTGCCAAGGCGCATCCGGATTAGCCCGTTATCTTGCGGATCATGCGAAACGCAAGAATGATGGCGACAATGCCGAAAATCGCAGCGCCGACAGCCAAAATGGGTGCCTTGGCGCCGTTGATCTCGCCAACGATCGCAGTCGTGTCGAACGAATCGGCTGCATTTGCCGCGAACGGCATAAAGAGCAGCGCGAAAGCCATTGCAATGGATCGCTTGCCACGTCCGAAAAGGTCTTTGATTGCGCGGAACATATCAACTCCTTTGTATCATCCGGGATATTTGCTTGATACCCCAAGCCAATCCCCATAATCCGACGATGGCGATAATTACGGGTATCGCCTCGCTCACCGTCAGACGCGTACCGATCAACCCGTCGGCAGGGACAAGCCGACAATCGAGGACGGTAACCCCATCCTCGGTGCGGCAAATCTGGATTACCTCTTGTGCTGGCATATCGGCTCAAATGCTGCGGCATGAGCAATAGCGGGGCGCGTCACCCCCGCTTGCGCGTGTCTGCCTCGCCCCGCTATTGCTCATGCCGCCTTGACCTCGCCATTGATACCCAGCACCTTGATTTTCGGCGTTTTGCCGCTGGTGTCGATGTCAAGCCGGAACTCGTAGGTTTTGAGCGGCTGCAACTTGCGCAGCTCGTTGAACAGCGTCGCATCGACGGCGTTAAAAACATCAACCTGGAATCCCGTCACGCCGTCTTTTTTGGACATTTCAATCGGCAACAAGGTGACTTTCGTCAATAACATGCGATTGCCATCGTCCGTTTTGAAATCGTAATAGACAGCACCAACATAAATATATCTTTCATTAACTTGCATTTTTACCTCTCTCGGAATTACACAAAAAATTCTCCACCTTCTTCTTCATCGCCATTCTCTAATTGCCAAATTGACATTTCCACTTCGGCGATTTCTTCTTTCAACCATTCGCATCTGTCACTTGCTTCCGACAACGCATTTTCATAGTCTTCTAAATCTTCTTGTGACTGGTCTGCCATCCAAATTACTGCATCTTCTGCCTCCTCATAATCTGCTTCGGCAGATGCAAGCATATTTTGTAAATCTTCCAATCTTTCTCGCAAGACTGCCAAATCATGTTCGTTATCTGCCATCATTACTACCTATAAAAAACGTACAAATAAGAAAAATAAATAAACATATCAGCGAAATAACATTCCATAACATATCAATTAACTTTATATCCATTACGCCACCTTATTCCCCGCACCTATAACTTGCTCTTTATATGACTCAATAATGACATCAGCAATTTTTAGTTTATTCTCTATCATTAACTTAGATAACAATTCTAAACGCTCAATGTCTTCACCCTTATTCATCGCACCCGGCGAATTAAAATCATCTTGCAACAGAACATATTCCTTTTCCATTTCCAGATATTCTTCAACCGTCTGCCAAACATTAACCTTAAAAGCTTTCTTTTTACTTTGTTTTTTTTGCCTATCCATTACAAATTCCACTTTTCTTGCTTCTATTTATTGCTCTTCTTTTATTGCTCTTCTTTTTCTGCCCTTTCGGCCAGATAACCAGCACACCACAGTTGCGTTCTTCGTCGTAATACAATTCAATAAACCGTAAATCAGATTTCTTGGTCATAATCATTACGCTACCTTCAATAGATACGGCTGTAGTTGCGCTGGGATTTCTGTTACCTCTTGCGGGGCTAATACTTTCAACGGCTGAATTTCCACAATCTTGTCTTCTACCCTGATTGGCCGCTTACCAATATCAATGCCTAATTCCAAAAATTTGCGACGATGGCGGTAATAGGTGTTATGCGGTAATTCAGATTTAAGGCTGCGGCCTTCACGCCACATCGCCAATGTTGCTTGATAGGCCCGGGATAGTTTCAAAATGTCCACTTCGGTTATTGCTTGGTTTTTCATCGTCAGTCGCCCCGCAAATTCGTTAAATAGATCGTCAAGTTGGGTTTGCAGTTTCTGGGGATCGGTGAGGTTCAGTCGGTTAAGGATTTGTGCGTGGAGTACGAGTTCGGCGCGGAGCAAGCCCGTCGTGAACTCAAAAAAGGCATCGCGCGGCAGGAAATCCGGCAAACGATGCGCCTTGGCACGCGAGGAAATCTCGCGCAACTTGTTGTAGAACTTGAATGACCAAAGGCCGGAATGTTTTCCGACGTAGAAGGTGTTTTTGCAGAACTCACAACGGTCGCCGCGCGCGCTGACCGTGTGATTCATCATTTGCAAATAGGCGTCCACATCGGCATCACTGCCAAGGCGGAACATTTTGGTGATGTCGATTTTCGTAACGCGGTAGTGCCCTTCTTCAATCGCCATCAAGCAGCGTGCCGTGTCAAATGCTGAAAATCCCAGCTTGGGCAACACGTCGGCCACTACCGCCCAGGCAAGTGTCTTGATGCAAGACGGCCCGAAGATGTTGTGCCCTTGCAGGTACTTGGTCGGATTGCCTTTGACTGACAAACCGGATACCAAACCACTGCCAGCATCCAGCAAACCGCACTCGCCGACGGTGTAATCCGTGTCAATGCTCGAAACCGCAATACGGGTCGAGTAACTGCCTTCGTGCTCCTTCTCGATGGCGCGCAACTGGACAAAATCGCTGGTAATAGTGCCGTCGTGGTCAATGACCAGACGCCGCCCCTGCGCGATGGGACGGTGCGCAAACGGAACCTCAATGTTCAGCCAGTCGATCATGCGAATATAAAGAAACTCTTTACATAAAGAATAACTTTATATCCTGTCGGTGTAAAGAATTTCTTTATTATCGAGACATACCTATGCAACAAAGCAGAGCCATGCAAAAGAACGACATAACCGAACTTGTTGATTACATACAAGAATTAAAAGGTTTTGAGAGTCGGCAAAAGACCATGGAAGCACTCAAAGAAAAACCGCAGCAGTACAGAGAATGGGCGAAAGGAAACCAACCAAGCGACCCGACCATCTTCAAGATGGCCGAAATGCTAGGAGTATCACCAGAAGAGATACTTATGGTTATAAAACAATACGATAAGCGAGGTTCCGAAGAAACAAAACGCTATTGGAGCAAAAAAGCAATACCCATTATGAAAAAAATCAAGTCGCCAATGCCCCAAACATTACTAGAAATTTAGATTAGTACCATTTTTGGTACAAAGTCGGGTACTACTAGGACCCGACTTGCTCGACCCTACCCCAAAACCTTACCGCGCTGTAACGTTTGTCATCCGCCGAAAAGGGCTACGCCCTTTCCGGCGGATGACAAACTCACCCCGTGGTTCCATCTTCTCGTCGCCCGGCGGTCGGCTGAAATATCGCTTGGCCAACAAGCGGGGGGTGGCTGGGCCGCTTGACGCATGGCCGAGTGACTGCGACACCGTGACCCCGGTCCCGGTCATCGTGTCCCCCCCGGGTATCGATGCCGACGGCTGCGCCGCCGGGCTCCGGCGGGATTGACCCCGGCGCAAATCCGCCCCGGCCACGTCGCCGCCTTACTGGTGGGGCGCGTACAATCTGCCGCCCAACCACATCACCGGACCGCCCATGAAAGACCTCACTGAAGCCGAACGCCGCACCCTATACCGCATGCCGCACAGTGTCCGCGCCACTTTTTTGTTGTGGCGCATCGGCATCAATCCCAGGTACACCATCGCCGCCGAAACCTACCGCCGCCACCGGGCGCTTTTGGCCGAAAAATTCGGGGTCGATATAACCGCCCTACCCTAGCCTCTTTTGCCAGCCCCGCCAATGCCGGGGCGATTTTTGGGGCGAAAAAAACGCCTCATTTGAGGCGAAAAAACCGGAAACAGCCGGGGATAAAAAACCGCCCACAAGTAGGCGGCTTTTTAGGTGGAAAATATGCTTATAAATCAGCGTCTTATACTTTAATTGAATATTATGTTAAGCATTTTTGCCGCTATTTTTGAGGTTTGGCCGATTTGAGGCCACCATCGGCGACAGCGGAAGCG